GATACAATAAAAGAATTTCAAAGAAATAACATAAATGCGGTAGCAACTTCTGGAGGACATGGAAGTATATTAGAAGGAATAAATTGGTTAAGGCAAAGACATATATACATATCTCCAAATTGTGAAAACGTTATTAGAGAATTTACTACATACAAATGGAAAACTGACAAAAACGATGAACCTATTGATGAACCTATTGAGAAATTTAATCATACAATAGATGCTATAAGATATGCGGTAGAAAAATATAGATTACATATAAAAGCTAAGAGGAAGAGAATTAAAATTGGTTCAGGTAGGAGAATCGTTCAAAGAGGTGTTAGGAGATGACAAGTAGAAAAATTTATTGGTATTTGTATAACAAGACTAAAGAAGATATTGACTTGTATAAAGCTGATAGGAATATTGCACCAGTAGTTCCAATAAAATATAATCCTGTTCCAAGAATAATTAACACAGATATGTTCTTTATTTTAAAAGGTATGAAATTAAAAAATCTTCCAGAAGAATATTTAAGTAGTGAAGAATTCATAGCTTTTAATGAGGCTAAATTAAAAAAGCAGCTTATAGATGGAATTGTTTTTGTTGAATTAATAAGAGAAGATGATACTCTAACAATGCAAGAATATACTGTTGACGAAGTTAAATCGGTAACATATAAAAATGATGGAAGCATTGATGAAATAGAAATAAACTTTTTTGATGTAAATGATAATTCAATTGAAATTTCTTATTATTATGATGATAATGATATTAAAAAGAAAAAAGTAAAAGTGTCAGGAGAAGAAGTATATGATGAAATAGTTCCTTATTCTTTTGTGCCTATTATTGAATTTAAAACAATTGATTCATCTAAGACAAAGAATATATCTAGAGTTCAAGGAATAGAAGAAAGTATTGATGTCATAAATGAAAATGATTATTGGCTACAAAATATTTTTAGAATACATGGAGACCCTACTGTTATAGGAAATGCTGCTTTGACTTTTGATGAAGAAACTAACGATACTGCCTATGGTACTACAGAAGACATGATTTCAAATAGAACGACTATAAATTTTTTGCCAGTACCAGATGGAACAGACATGAAGTTTTTAGAAATGAATGGCACTGTTGCTAATATGATGGCGAAAGATAAAAAAGATTTAAAGTTGGAATTAGAAGAAGAATATCCTGAATTACAAATTAATCAACTTACAAAAGGTAGTGTTGCTTCTGGTTATGCCTTATATTTAAAAATGACTGGTCTAGTTAGTTTAATTGATAAATATAGGCAATCAGAAATTTATGGTTGGAATAAAGCTTTTAAATATCTTTCTGAAATGTTTTCTAATGAATTTGAAAACGTAGATATAGAATTTGAAGAAATAATAAGTTATAATAAATTAGATAGTATGAATATGATTATAACAGCTTTTTCTAATAAATTAATCAATAGAAAAGTTTCTTCAAGAAGAGCAGCAAAATTATTAAATGTTAGCGAAGAAGAAGCTTTAGAAGGGATAGACTCTTTACCTGATTTTTTTGAGCAAGAAACTAAACAACCAGATTTGAAAAGAGATGAAGAAAACAAACAAGGACAAAAAATAAATTAGCGGAGGTTTAGACATGCCAGAAATTAATAAAGTAATAAAAAAAGATGCTTTTGAATTATTGTCCGAGCTTGAAGATAAATCTATTGATTTGATTATCACCGACCCACCATGGCTTACAACATCTTTAGATTTTGATAAACAAGATTTGAATTTTCTTAAATTATTTAAGGAATATAAAAGAGTACTAAAAGATGATGGTTGGTTTTTCCTTATTGGCACGGTTGAAATGGCTTGTGCAGCAATACAATCAGGGTTTAAAAGAAAATTTGAGTATATATGGTATAAAGATATATCAGTTTCTCAAACAAAAACTACAATTCATCCACTATTAAAACATGAACTTATTTTTGCTTTTTATAAGCCAGAGTTAGATAAGGTTTCAAGATTAACTTTTAATAGAAAAGCTTTAAGGACTTATGGACATAAAAAATATAAAATTCAAAAGAGCTCTACTAGAAAATCTGGTGAATTCGGAAGTAAAAGTGGTAGAGATGTTTTAGATAAAAATGGTAATTTTCAAAATTATTATAAAGAAAATAATGGTTATAGAGAAGGTAATTCAATTTTAAAAATTTATTCTAAACAGAATATGCCTTCAGATGAAAGAGTTGACCATCCTACACAAAAACCAATTAAACTATTAAATATTTTGATTAGAGGTTACTCTAATGAAGGAGATACAGTATTAGATACATTTTCAGGTAGTGGAGTTTTAGCAGAGTCAGCAACTTTAAATAAAAGAAATTTTTATAGTTGCGATATTAATGAAAAATATGTTAAAATCGGTAATGTAAGAGTAACAAAATCTAAACTCAAAAAAAAGAAAAAAGTATTTGGAGGTTATGAATATGCTTAAAAATGGAGAAACTAGGAACGACATTGACATTGATTTACAATTATTTGCTGATGACGGTACTAGTTCAAATGAAAGTAATAATGAAAATAGTGATGAAAGCAAAGAAATTACAGAAAACAGTGGAGACGTTGATAATAAAGAACAAAATAGCTCTAAAGACAAATTATATACTCAAAGCGATTTAGATAGGATAGTTACTAAAGCATTAGAAACAAGAGAAAAGAAATTAAAGAAAGAACAAGACGAAAGAATAAAAAGCGAATTAAAAAGATTAGAGGCTGAAAAAAATAACGACTATAAAACATTATATGAACAAGAAAAATCAAAAATAGAACAAGAAAAACAAGAATTGCAAAAAGAAAGATTAAAAGTTTATGCTGAAAGTCAATTAACAAAGAATAAAATAGATACTGATTTTCTTAATGTAGTTTTTCCTAGTGAAATACCTCAATCCCAAGATGATATAGATGCAAGATTGGAGGTACTCAAAAATATGATAGATAAGAGTAATAAATCATATGTAGAGGAACTCCAGAAAAAAGGTACTAACTTTAGTAAAAACGATAATAAAACAAAAAACGATACAGATAGGTTAGTTAAAGTTGTTAAAGAACAAACTGCTTCTAAAGCTAATAGAAAAAATATTTTTAAAGAAGCTATAAAAAAATAGGAGGTATAGAAAATGCCTACAATTAATTATGATGGTAATGAAAGTTTTTTAATGTCACCTCATTTTTTAACTACTGAGGGATATATGATAAAAAAAGAAAATGTAACAAGAGATGGAGTGCCAGCTGGTACTGTTATGGGTAAAGTAACAGCAGATGGTTCTATAAGACCTCAAACAAAGGCAGCTTTAACTGCTGCGGTTTCAGTAAATCCAGTTATACCCGTTGATAACGCATGGGTTTTTAAAGTTGGAGATTCTGTTACTGTTGGTGGTGGAACTGCTGCTAATATAATAGATATTGATGTTAATGCAGGAACTATTACATTAGACGCTGACCAAACAGCCTCCGAAGGTGATTATGTTTTAGGTACAGATGGTTCTGAAACACCAATAGGATTATCATTGGAATACGTACCTTTCTATAAAACATTTGAGAGAGGTTTGCCAAAAGTTGATGGAAATACTGTTTTAGTAATTCATGGAAAAGTTGACGCTTCGAAATTACCGAATTATTATCCAGAAACAGATTCAGCATTACCTAACGTATTATTCGTAGTTTAAGGAGGTTTAAATGATGAATGCTACTATAAGCGATTTTTTACAAGGTAGAATACAAGAAATATTTATTAGAGAAAGAGATAATAATGAATATGTACTTGAAAACGTATTACCATATAGACAAGTTGAAGATTTAGATTTTGAACATATAATTGGTGAATTTCATGAACCAATAATTGCTGAATTTTCTGGTTTCTCTGCTGAAGGTAAATTAAGAGGTAGAGATGGATTTAGAAAATTTATTGAAGAATTAAGACCTATAAAACAACAGATGTCTATTACTGGTAAAGATTATATAATGGCTAGAAAATATAAAGATGAAAATAGAATAATTTCAAGATTATTTAATGATACAGGATTCGTATATGATGGAGTTAGAGCAAGAGCAGAAAAAATGAGAGCCGAAGTTCTTAGCTCTGGTGTTTTAAGTGTTAATGAAGGTGGACAGAATTTTTCAGTAGACTATCAAGTACCTGATGAATTACAAATTGTAATATCAACAGATACATCAAAATGGTCTGATACAGTTAATTCTAATCCTATTCAAGATATGATAAATTGGTTAAAAATTATTGACTTTACTCCTGAAGGTGCTATTACTTCTAGGAAAATTAAAGATTTTATATTAATGAATGAAAAAGTTAGAAAAATGATTAATGGAACAGATAGAGTAGATACACCGTTAACTTTAACAGTATTGAATAATTTCTTGTCAGGATATGGATTACCTGTAATAGTAGTTGATGAAGATAAATATAGAACTGACAAAAATACTAAAGTTAATTTCTGGCCTGAAAACAAATTCGTATGGGTTGGAGCTGACATTGGAGAAACTTTGATGGGTCCTACAGCCGAACAATATGCTCCAATTAATGGTAGTGCTGGAGTTACTCTAAGAAACGGAATATACATTCAAACTTATAATAGTGCAAGACCTATTGGAATATTTACAACTGCTAGTGCTACTTCATTAGTTTCACTTCCAGGTGCAGAAGAAATATTTATTGCACAACCAATTGACTAATAAATTAAATATGCCCCCATTTAATATGGGGGTTTTAATCTTAAGTAATAGGAGGTAATGAAATGAAACTTTATGTTGCAAAGAAACAATTATATATTCAAGGACAATTTGTAAAGCCTGGTGAAGAATTTATTTTAGCTGATAAAATTAAAATAAATAATGAATATGCTACTTATCAAAATCAAATTTCAAAAGATAAAGCAAAAACAACTAATTTAAAAATTTTTGATGAAATTAATAAAGAATAGAGTTGATTATATATGACAGCTTTAGAAAAATTAAAAACTATTTTAGCAGACATAGATAATAATATTTTTGATGATGTTTATTACTCTAACTACTTAATGCTGTTTAATATAGACCCTAGTGATGAAAATGTTGAAATTGCTAAAATATTTTTAATTAAAGCAAATTTATTGGAAACAATAGCTGATAATCCGAAATTATTTGAAAATTATGCTCAAGGTGATATAAGCAAACAATATAAAAAAGAAGAATTGAGAAAACAAGCTCAAGCTATTTTTAGAAGATATGCAGGAACAAAATTATGAGGTGTTAAAAATGGATTATAATTTAGCTTATATAGAAGAAGATATAATTAATAATGGTATAGGTATTCCTGTTAAAAATTCTAGTGTTGAAACACCTTTTACAGTATCTTTTGTGGATTTTCAAGATATCTCTGGTAATATGCTTGAGGCTTTTAAAGATTCTATTGTTGAAAAAGATTATAAAGTATTATTTGCTAAAGACGAAAATTTTTTAATTGATTTTAAAATACATAATAAAATTAAAAATGTTGATACTGGAGAAATTTTTGTTATAATTATAGTAAAAGAATACGAAAAACATAAAGAAGTGTATTGCACACGAGAAGGAAGGTAGGAACTTGTTATGTTTAATGTTGAAATTACAAGACAAGGAACTATCAATAAAAATTTAGAAAAGGTACAAGAAGTATTATATAACAAGATAGAAGAAAATTTAACTTCGATTGGAAACACAAAAGTTAAAGAAGCAGTTGAAAAAAGTACTTTTCAAAACGTTACATATAATCTTAGAGCATCTATGGGAGCAAGGTTATACAAAGAAAACACGGTAATAAAGCAAATTAGAAGTGGAATACAACCAATAATAAAAACTCAAAGTTATATCTATAACTTAGAAGCTAATTTAAGAGATACTTATATGCAAATTGAACAAGTTAGAAATAAAGAAGCTCTATTTTCTTTAATAGTATATGCAGGTATGGAATATGGTAGGAAAGTTTCGGCTAGAAAAAAACTTGTAATCCCACCTTTAAGCCATGAAAATGATAAAAAAAGAGTGAAAAGGGGATTAAAAAATGCTTTACGAGGAATTAGTTTCGGGAATGGCTAGTTTTATACATTCTATATTACCAGATTGGGAAATAAATATTGGAAGAGTAATTGGTAAAAAAGAGCAAATTGTAGTAATGATACCTTTTAACGAACAAGTTAACTCTATTTCTCAAGAAGGTAAGCTACAATTAAGTATATTTACTGACGATTCAAGAGGCATGTTTGATTTTGAAAAAAATCTTCAAATTAGACAAAAAATTGAACAAGAATTAAAAAATATTGATTATCAAATCCCTACTCAATTAGGCAATCCTACTTATTCTTTTACTTTAATACCAGACCAAGTATGGGATGCCGATTATTTTGAAGATATTGGCTTATATGGTAGAGTTATTTTATTTAATTTTGTAGCAATACAAAAACAATAGGAGGTACGATAAATGAGATACTTTTATAATGTAGATAAAGTTATGTTTGCTGATTATATACAAAAAGGTGCTACTACAACAACAGAAGATAAATATCCAGAATATTTAATGTTAGATGGCACAGCAACTGTTGACACAGAAGCAGTTTCATTATTTACTAGATTCAAACTAACAGAACATGGATATGTTGAAGGAACTTCAACAGCACCTACAAAAGACCCATTAGATTTAGGGAAGACAAATGGAGGTATAACAATTGATGTTTCACCTGAAACATTAGAAGTTGAGTCAGACCAAAGTTTTGACCCTGAAGATACACAATTACAGAAAAGAACAATTTCAGGAACAATTAATTTAATAGAGGCAAAAGGTGAAGTATTAGCATTATTATTTTCAGGACAGTATAGTACTAATCCAGATGCAAACAATCCTGGCGTAGTTGGAGAAATAACAATTCCAGCTTCTGCTACAATAATAGCTAAATCAATGTTTATAAGAACAAAACCTAATTCTGATGGAGAATATTTCCATATGATATTCCCTAAAGTTAATGTTTCAGCACAAACCTCAATAACATTAGAAAAAGGTTCAGCAAATCCATTCACTTTAACTTATACTGCTGCTACAGCTCAAGATAATGCTGGTAATATAATTGATACAGGAAAATTTTATGCTATGAAAGTTTAAAAAATAAATAATAAAATCCTCCCATTTTTATGGGAGGTTTTTTTAATGTTATAATTAGTAATGAATTTGTTATAATAATATTGAGGAAAGATTAAAATAATACAGGAGGTTATAAATAATGTCAGAAGAAAAGAAGATTTCAAAAGAGCAATTGTTAAAAGAAGCTAGGAAAAGTTTAGAAGTTAAAGAAGGAGATATTTATAAAAATGAATTGGGAAAGATAGAAGTTGGTGGAATTGAGTTTACAATCCATGAACCTGTTCTAATTGTTTCAGAAATAGTTTTAGATAAGTTGGCTGATATAATGAATAAAGCTGAATTTGATGTTCAAGAGGTTGACAAAAAAACACCTGATTTAATAGTAGCTGAATTCTGGCATAGTATTTATCAAGCTTTTAAAGAAAAAAAAGTATCAACAATAATAGATGATGGAGTTTATATAATGGCTTTATTAGTAATAAACAAACATCCTGATTTTACTCATTTTGAAGATTTACCGAAATCAAAAAGAATTTTTAAAGATTTTCTTACTCATTTGAAATTAAAATATAAATTAAAAGATTATAAAGTTCCTAACGATTTAGAACAAATAGAAAAAGATTTAGAAGATATGATGTATGAATATGGTTTCACATATACAGATGTATTATCAACATTTTTCCAATATAATATAAAATTAAGTGATATAACTAATTCATTACACAAAGCAATGGATTTAACAAGGATTGAGCATTTTTTAGAAATAGTCCTTCAAGCAGGAATACAAGCAGACGTGAAGAACGGAAATCAAACATTCCATTCACTGAAACAATAACGGTATTACTTGATAAAGGTGTTTCTAAAACTGATATAATGCTTAATTATACTTATTCACAAGTTATTTTAATTTCAAGAGGTTTTGCTAATCTTTATGATACTGGAGATAGTAAAACAAACAGAAATGATTATATAGAAAATGCTAGTTCATCTCAATTAAAAAGTGCTGGCTTTTCCGTAGAACAATTTTAGGAGTTGAGTATAAATGGCTGAATATTTAGATAGGCTTTTAGTTGGTATAGAAGTAGATAATAAAAAGTTTAAAGAAAGTGTAAGTAAAGCTGAAAACACCTTTAAAAGTATGGAAGGTCGCTTTAAACAATTTGCGGCTAGCTTGAAGGACATGAAAATAGATAAACAATTAGAAAAAGCAAATGCTGCATTAGAAAAAACTAAAAATGCAGCAAAAAATGCTACCTCAGAACTTGATAAAATGCAACATCTTGAAAAAGTTGAAGAAATGTTGAAAGGTATAATAAACGAAGCAAAAAAATCAGATGATATTGCAATGGTTACTCAAAAGCTTAAAGAATTACAATCAGTCTACAAACAAATGACTAACTTAGGAATAAAGAACGAAGATGCTCAAGCAGTTAAAAAATATAATAAAGCCCTTATAGAAACAAAAGAAGAATTGAAAAAGATAGCAGATTCTCAAAAAGAAGAAAATAAAAGAATTGAAGAAAAAGAAAAGCTTCAAAAAAAATTGAAAGCTATAAGTTTTCACGAGCAAATAGCAGAAACAAAGAAAGCAAATAGAGAATATAGCGAACAGATAGCAGCTTTAAAAGAGGTTTATAATAGACAAAAACAATTAAGAACCATGGCTGAAAATCAAGGTAATGTTACTCAAATTAGAAAATACAACGACCAGATGGATATAACAAAACAAAAATTAAAAGAAGCCACCGAAGCTTACGAAAAACAAAACGCAAAGATTAAAACAAATTCTCAAAGGTTAAATAGCAATCAAAAAGAACTTAGTCAGACAGCTGTTTCAATGAGAGAATTAAGTTTTTTTGCTGTTGAATTGGCAACTCTTTTTGGCTTAGGTTTTGGAATAGATGATATGATTAGAGATTTTACTAGTTTTTCTAGAGAATTTGATAGAGGTATCAGAGAGGTATTTACTCTAACAACTCAAACCGAAGAGGAATTCAAAGGATTAAGAAATCAATTAGTAGAATTAGGAAAAGACGTTCCTTTTTTATATCAAGATTTGACAAAAGCAGCTTACTGGGCTGTTTCTTCTGGTGTAGATGTTGGAGAGTCAATGATGTTTTTAGAAGAAGCCACAAGAGCAGCTATGGCTGGTGTTTCTGATTTATATACATCTGTTGACGCTTTGACAACTGTTATGAATGCATGGGAAATGACTGTTGATGATTTAGCAGATATTAACGATACTTTCTTCATGGCTATAAAATATGGTAAAACTACTTTTGACGAATTAGCAGAATCCATAGGTGTAGTTGCTCCATATGCAGCTCAAACTGGTGTAGCTTTTAAAGAAGTAACCACTGCTATGGCTGCTTTAACTAGACAAGGTTTGGATACAAAAATGGCTGCAACCTCTATTGCTAGAACATTAGGAGATATTATTAAACCATCAAAACAAGCTGCAGAATTAGCTCAAATCTTAGGTATAGAATACAATACCACAGCTCTTAATGCTAAAGGGCTAGTTAAATTCTTAGAAGATTTAAAAGGTGCTGTTGGAGACAATATGGATATAATTACTCAATACGACAGCAGACTACAGGATACTAATCAAGCTTTAAATATATTCTTTGATAGAATTCAATCTATGAGAGGTGTTTTGGCTCTTACTGGTTCTGCTAATGATGAATGGAATAAATTTTTAGAAGAAACAAATAAAGCTTTACAAGAATCAAACGAAGAAATGAGAGTTACTGAAATAGCTGCTAAAAAAATGGAAGGTAGTATTGAAAATCTAGAAAACTCTATAAAAAATAATTATCATGCAATAATTTTAAATAACGAAGGATTAAAAGATTTATATAAAGGTGTTTTAAGTGTTGTAAATGCTTTTTTGTCTTTTAACGCTAATCTAGAGGGAACAACTCAACTTGTTTATAATTTAGTTGGTGGTGTTAATGCTTTAGCAGTGACTTTGCCTGTTGTTTTAGGTTTGTTTAAAAGGTTATCTGCAGTATTAAATATAAGCCCTAGGGCAGGTTGGTTTATGGGAGTAACTACTGTATTAAATTTAATTATACAAGGATTAGGAACATTAGTAAATAGTACAAGACAAGCGACTAATGAAATAGAAGACTTAAATAATGTTTCTTTAACAAAGCTTAGAGATAGTATGGAACAATTAAATAGTTATTTAGAAATTATGGATAAAGATGTTGAGGGGTTAATTAAACATTATGATGAATTGATTTATCAAATGGAAGCATATAACCAAAGTGCTAAAACTGGTAAAGGTAATATATCTGAAATAGAAGGCTCAATTAAAGATATATTAGAAATGTATCCAGAATTAAATAGTTTTGTTAGAACAGAAAAAGGTTTATACGTTGATATAAAAGGTGAATTAGATGAAATAAAAGAAAGAAGGATTGCTAATTTAGACTCTATGAAAGAAGAAGCAAAAAATTTAAGAGATGTTGCTCAAACTTATTTAAAAATGAATCAACAGCAATTTAAGTCGTTAGAAAAATTAAGCTCTTTTGAGTTAGGAAATCAAGCTTTTGTAAAATCTTTAGAAAACATGGGTTATGATTTAAACAAATGGGGAAATGATACAAAAACTGCTCTTATGAATCTTTCTAAAAAAATAACTGATGATTTAGGAGATATAGCTCAAGGTAAAACATTATTAGAATCAATGTTGGGCAGCGAAGATGAATTTGATAAAATAACTGGGCAATTTTTTAATGCAGTTAAACAAATAACAGGTAAAAATGATTACTTATTTACAGATTTTGATAAAATGATTAATAATTTAGATTCAATGGATGATGAGGTAAAAGCTATTTTTAAAGCTTTGCAAAAAACTATTAGCGAAAATGATTTAAAGAGAGTGTTTACAGCTTTTGCTGTTTCTGATGCTACAGGTATTAAAGGTTTTGAATATACTATGGAAAGAGTCTTAGGAAATGTAGGTTCTTCTTATCTTGAATTATTAGATTTGTCAGATTCTGTGATTAACAAATTATCAAAAGTAAATACAATAGAAGCAGATTTATTAAAATATGAAACTCAAGTTATTACAAGTGAAGAAAGAATAAAAGGATATGAAAAATCTATAACAGCTTTAAAAAACAAAAACAAAATAGCCACAGAACAAATGATAAAAGATTATGAAATGGCTTTTGAAAAAGGCGAAACATTATATGCTAAAGAAATAGCTAAAAAATTACTTGCTACAGAAAACTTTGCTAAAGACCATAAAAAAATATATGAACACATAAATGAAAACTTTATTTTTAACGAACAGAAAGTTTTAGAACAAGCTATGGAAAATACAAGGAAAGAACTAGAAGAAGCTTTTAACCTTATAGATAAAAGAAAAAAAGAATTAATAAAACAAGGTGAAAAAAGTGGTTTGAGTAATCAAGAAATACAAGCTATGGTTACTGAAGGAATAAACAAATTAAAAGAAGAAAATAATTATCAAATTTTAGAAAGTCAGTATAAAGAGTTTGTAAATAGAATGATTGAATATTATCAAGAAGCTTATGGAGATTTAGCAGATAGTATTCAAAACGGAACTATAGTTGGCGAAGGAAATATGGAATCTGTTTTAAACGACATGGAAGCTTATCAACTTAAAATTTATGAAATAAGAAAAGAAGCAGAAAGTTTTGATTTGTCGTTTTCAACTGAACTTGAAAAAGAACAAAACGCTCTGGAAGACCTTTATCAAAGTATT